TAGACAAATATGCTGGCAGGTGTTTGGACGTGGGTTCGACTCCCACCGGCTCCATCTATAGTTTCTAAAGCTTTCTAAAACTTTCTAAAACGTTGTAAAAACAACGTTTTTTGTTTTATACTTTCTATTCCTTTTTGAACCTTTTTGAAACCGACAGACCCAAAAACAGACCCTTTTTTATCCAAAGGGCCTGTCTTTATGTTATTTGTCTAAAAATCAATATAGTTTGCAAATTTCTCACCAATATCATCCTTGGCCTCTCTGGTGATGTGAGTATAGATGTTCATGGTTGTTTTTAAATCTGAGTGTCCAAGTCTATACTGGACCTGTTTGAGTGTCATTCCAGCTTCGAAGCATAGGCTGGCATGTGTATGTCGGAAGCCGTGGATCCTAATCGGACGCACATCCGAATCTTTGACAATTTGTTGTAGCCATTTCCGTGGTAGTGTTCCTGGTATTGGTTTTCCAAATTCATTCTCAAAGATAAAAGTAGTAGTAGGATTCATTTCTCTCCACTCTGTGAGTAGTTCACTTGTCTTTTCGTCCAAGCTGATCAAACGATTGCTACTTTTGTTTTTTGTAGGACCGACAGATTCCCCGCCAAATCCTCTCGTAATGGCTTTATTTATGCTCAGAGTGTTATTGGTCCAGTCTTCCCATTTGAGGGCTAAAACCTCCCCTTTTCGAGCCCCGGTGAAGGCTAGAAGACGAAAGAGGACTTTCTTTCTCAGCTCATCTGTTTGATCTACTAATTCAAGGAAAGATTTCAGTTCCTCCTTATCGTAAAAATCGCTATCTGTATCTACTTGCTTTCTGACAAGAGTTGTTACACTCTCAACCGGATTGGTTGAGATGTAGCCATGTCTGATAGCGTACTTACATATGTTATTCATCAAGCCTTTCATTTTACGTCCATAGACCAACTTCTTGGACCAGTCATTGACTTGTTCCTGAAGCTGAAGAGGAGTGAGAGAAGAGATTTTTTTATCTCCCAAGGTCGGATAAATATGATTTTTTATATTCCGTTCGGTCTTGATGTAGGTGCTATCCTGTACTGTGTCAGCATATTCCTTGAGCCATTCTTCAGCAACTTCCTCAACAGTGATTTCCTTGACAGTGATTTCCTCGCTATTTTCAAGGTCGGTTTGAAGTTGGAGAAGTGCTGCTCTTGCCTTGGCTTTTGTCTGGAAGCCCTGACGCTTTACATACTTGTCCTTTCCATTTTCTTTACCAACATAGATCCTAAATTTATAGGCTGTATCGCCATTTTTCTTTTTGTAAGACTTTATTTCCATTGCGTTTTACCTCATTTCTTGATAAAATGAGCATAAGAAAAAGACCTTTTGAATGGCTTTTCTTACACTGTAATCCTCACACTCAATTTTTGGCGAAGGCGAGTGTGGGGATTTTTTTTGCTTACTTAATTATTAAGTATCTTCATCTTGCCACTATGTTCTTGGGCAATTGTTGTTTTATCTGCATCAGAAACTTTAACTATTAATTCTGGGTTATCTTTATTTAGGTTAACTTCATAGTTATTTTCTGCCGCCCATTTTTTAAACAGCTCATTTTTTTGTTTAAGAAATGAATTAGCAAGATAGATTTTACGACTTGCACTTTCAGCACTCCACGATTCTCCAACACGGACAGAAACAGCAGTAGCATTTCCACCTGTAACAAATTCAATTTTATTACCATTGTCCAAGACTTCCGCATTTTCTCGCAGATATACAGCAAACTCTTCACCAAGCTTATCCGTCATTTTAAAAGTGTTGTTTTTAATAGTAGCAGACTTTTCTGCACTAATTGTGGTTTTTGATTTTGGTTTAGTTAGAGAGCTTATACCGCCAATAACAACCAAAATAATAAATATTATAAACCAAACTTGTTTATAAAAAGGCTTACTTTTTTTCATTAGATCCTCCTATTTAACTAATTAGTGAATTAAACTCGTCTTTAACCATCGTTTCATTTGCGATGGTCTTAAGACTGTATTTTTCCATAAAATGAAGATAATTAAAATCCCTAATATCATCCATTAGCTTTAATTCTTCTTCAAGCAAATGATGAATCATGCTTCTATCAGCTTGTAATTCGCAAAGCTCCCTATTCAGCTCATACTGAATAGGAGTATGTTCTTTATGCCCTAATTCATGAAGAGCTACTTGTTTTTGATCTTCTACTGACAAATTAATGTCTAGTGCCAGAACATTCAACGTAGGATTGAAGAAGCCAGGGCTGTGCCAGTTGCTTCCATCAAAGTAGCAGAGATTCACACCTTCCTTGGCACAAAGCTCTTGTACTGTCATATAATGTACCTCTATTTATTTTTTAAATGAGCCTCAAGAACAGCAGTGATGAAATCAATATCTTCTTCTGTAAGTGGTTTTCCATCAAACAGCATGGATTGAGCCGCAATATCACGCAGATCCAATGGTGCAGAAGCATCACCATTGTTTGCGATATTCGGGTTATTAGTTCTTCCCAATAAGTAGTCTGTAGAGACATTGAAATAATCAGCAACTTTTTCTATTTTGTCACCGCTAGGCATAGAGCTTCCCCATTTCCTTAAACTACCATTGCTGAAATCTAGTTTTCTTTCTAGTTCAGCCATAGTCATCTGATGAGTAGCCGCTAACAACTTGATTCTATCAAGTAGACTCATTTTTTCCTCCTTTTTTAAAAAAACTTACAAAAATGTAAAATTTTCTATTTTATCTGTTGACAAGAGGAAAATTTTCTATTATACTATTCTTGTAAGTTAATTTCAAAGCTATAAATAAGTTTTAAACATATCAACGTGGTCCGCCAAGACAGTAGATATCAAAACCTATTTAATAGTGTTCTTTTCTATACCCTAATAGTAGAATATTTTCTATTATTTGTCAATAAAAAAGATAATTTTCTTATAAAATTTTCCAAAGAAAGGAGAAAAAGATGCTATATGACAAAATTAAAAAAATAGCAAAAGAAAACAATATTTCTATTTATCGAATAGAAAGAGATCTGGACCTTAGCAATGGAAGTATCAGAAAATGGAATTCGAGCATTCCACTTTCCCAAACATTGAATAAGGTTGCTAAATATCTTGGTGTCTCAATCAGCGACTTGATGGAGGAATAAAATGAATGAGATTTTTAATTTTAACGGGAAACAGGTCCGAACAATAATTTTAGACAGTGAACCTTTCTTTGTTGGTAAAGATGTTGCGGATATTTTGGGATATTCAAGAGCAGACAATGCAATAAGAAGCCATGTTGACGATGATGATAAGCTAATGCACCAATTTAGTGCATCAGGTCAAAATCGAAATATGATAATCATTAATGAATCAGGTTTGTATTCTCTAATATTAGCAAGCAAATTACCACAAGCGAAAGAGTTCAAAAAGTGGATTACAAGTGAAGTCCTTCCAGCAATACGGAAACACGGGGGCTACTTGACAGATAGGATGATTGAACAAGCTTTGCTAAATCCTGACACGATTATCAAATTAGCAACAGATCTGAAGCAGGAACGTGAAAAAAATAGCCGTCTGGAAATCGAGTTAGAACAAGCACAGGAACAAGCACGCTACTTGGATTTAATTATTGAAAGCAAATCTGCTGTGGTTATCACTCAAATAGCTGCTGACTATGGCATGAGCGCTATTAAATTCAATCAACTCTTGTATTCTCTAGGTATTCAACACAAAGTTAATAATCAATGGATTCTATACAGAAAATACATGGCCAAGGGATACACGGATAGCAAGACGATTGAAATCTCTGGTAGGGTCCGAATGCAGACAGTATGGACTCAAAAAGGCCGGCTATTCTTGTATGAACTACTGAAAAAACATGACATTCTGCCATTAATTGAACAGGAATAGAAGGAAGTGATGAAAATAATGCAGTATCCTATTCTGAATCAAATAACTCAAACACATAACGAAAACTATATCAATCAGCTCTTTGAAGAACTCGTATCTCTAAATATCAAAGCACTAGAAGAAGCTAAACGCAGAACAAGCAGACAGATTACATGGGTGTCCATCAAAGAGTTGCAAGCATCTACTGGCTGGGGCAGAACCAAGCTTGAAGAATGGCGCGATCAAGGGAAATTCCAATTTCAACAGTCTGGAAAAGGTGGAAAGTATCTATATAATTTGGAAGATGTTCAGCGATTCTGTAGAAGCTTGCAAAAATAAAAAAAGTGCCTTGAGAAAGGCACTTTGAAAGAACTATAAACTAATTATAACACAATTTGAAGGAGAAGAAATGGATCCTATTCAAAGATTACTAAAATTGATGGATTGGCAAGATGCTAATAGGACATTAAAAGTAGAAGAAAAAGCCGAATTGATGAAACTGTCAGATAATGAATTTGAAGATAAACTTCATCAGATGGCTCTGGATTTTAAGAATGATGGGGTGATTAGAGTATGAGCTTAAAACAATTAAAACTTACTGTTTTATCACTTACAACACTATTCTTATTATTTGCAGGCGCAACAATAAAAATCATGTACGATCAAGAACAACACATCAAGGATCTAGACAATGCTGTCCAAATGAATTTTGAAAGTACAGGTCATTGGGCCGAAAGTATCGAAAAAATAAAAGAGACCAATAAGGCTCAAGATGTGATGATCAACAAATTCAACCGGGAACTTTTCCCGCAAAAAGAAACAAAAGAGGTAGAAGAAAATGACAACAATTGAAATTATTTTAGCAGTAGCTTTTGTAACATACATTTTACTTTCAGGATTTGCAATCTATGTGATGCGTGAAGTAATCGTTCGCCAAAAAGCCAAAATGAAGCATTACAAATCAGCAAAATATCAGCGTGAAATGTGGAATAAGAGAATGTCAGAAATTCATCAAAAAAGAACAGTGAAAGGAATGTCTGAACTATGAACGACAATGTAAGAAATCCAAAACATTACCAAGGCCGAAATGGCATAGAAGCAATTGATGTTCATCGCAATTTCATGAATGATGAACAGTTAACAGGGTATCATTTGGGTAATACCCTAAAATACCTCCTTCGCTATCGCAAAAAAAATGGGATTGAGGATTTGGAGAAAGCAAAGGTTCACATGGATTGGTTGATCGAGAAAGAGAAGGCTATAATGCTTCAGCTAGAGGCATCGAAAAAGGTAGAAGAGGCATTGTCAAAGACAGATGCATTGATTGGAGGTAAAAATGATTAATAATGTTGTACTTATCGGGCGCTTAACTCGTGATGTAGAACTACATCGAACACCTCAAGATCAAGCGGTTGGACAATTCACACTTGCTGTAAATCGAAATTTTAAAAATCAAGATGGTGGATATGATGCAGATTTTATCAATTGCGTGATTTGGCGGAAATTAGCGGAAAACTTCGCAAGCTGGATCAAGAAAGGAAATCTGGTAGCAATCACTGGCCATATCCAAACCCGTAATTATGAGAATCAGCAAGGTCAACGTGTCTATGTGACTGAAGTTGTTATTGATAGTTTCAGAAGTTTAGAGAAGCGTGACAATTCAGCCAACCGGAACTCTATGGATGAGCAAATGCCTCCTTCATTTGAGAGTAATCAAATGAATATCCCTGATGATGGTTTACCATTCTAGAATGGAGGAATGAAATGTCAGATAATAAGAAATACTACTATCTGAGAGTGAAAGAAAATTTTTATGACAGTGATGAAATGATTATTTTGGAAAGCATGCCAGATGGTTTTCTATACTCTAACATTTTGATCAAACTCTATCTGAGGTCATTGAAAAACAATGGTAAGTTGATGTTCAATGATCGAATCCCATTCAATTCTGAAATGCTTTCAAAAATTACAAGGCATCCTGTAGCAGTAGTTGAAAAAGCTGTCAGCATTTTCAAGGAAATGAACCTAATTGATGTTTTGGATAATGGCGCCATTTTTATGCTAGACATAGAATCATTTATCGGAAAATCGAACACGGAAGCTGATAGAAAGCGTGACTATCGCAGAAGAATTGAGAAGGAAAAACAAAAAATATTGTTGGGACATTTGTCCGGACAAATGTCGGACGAACATCCACCAGAGTTAGAGATAGAGAAAGAAATAGAGATAGATATAGAGAAAGATTTAGAGAAAAATACGCTCAAAATCATCGTAGATGAATATCAGTCTCGTATTTCACCAATTGATGGAATCCAATTTGAAACTTTAAAAGAATTCATCACTTTGGATGGTATGGAACCGGATGTAGTTTTAAAAGCTATCAGTTTAGCCGCTGACAATGGTAAAAGAAATTTCAGCTATATTAGAGCTATTTTGCAAAATTGGAAAAACGATGGATTGTTATCAATTGCAGCAGTAAACGAACGAGAACGGAAGTTTCAGGAAAGCAAAACAAAAGGACAACCAACAAAGCAACAATCAAACGTTCCAGATTGGTCAAAACCAAATTATACCAATCAAACAAGTGATCAAGAGAAAAAAGCTTTGGAGGAAGCAAAAAATAAAATGTTACAGAAATTAGAAAAGGATGGGAAGTAATGTTTATTTTAAAACATGGATCAAAACAAGCAAAACCATTTGTAAAATCTGTAGTGATTGGGACCACTGGTCTTGATGTCTCTTTCTCTGAGGAAGCGAAAGCAATGAAATTCGCATCTCGTGGGGTAGCTATCCAGGTAGGAAATGCTTTAAGAAAGTCATTCGGTACATTCTATCCAGTAGAAATTGATAATTGAAAAAGGAGTTGTAATGTATCATGGCAGGCTACACCAAAAATCAGATAGAACATTTCAAGGAGCAACTCAAACTCTTAATGAAAAGCCATAACTTAACAGCTAGAAAATTATCCGAAGAAATAGGCTACTCAATGAATACAATAAGCAGTCTACTTACTGGCAAAATAAAAGTACACGAACGTCACGTACAACTGATTTGCCAATATTTTCAAATCGGAGAGAACTCTCTCAAGGGTGATGCGGATGAGTTAGCTGATTATAAGCTATATGAGAACGGACGTTATTTATGTACCGGATCATTGAAGAAGTTAAGCAAAATTACAGGGAAAGATAAATTGCTATTGAAATTCTATGCAGATTTAAACAAAAAAGGCAAAGAGACTGGCAATCTAAAACTTGTGAAAAAATAGAAAGAGGTAAAAATGGAGAATTTAATTTTAAACAAAGTAAAACAATGGTTTATTGATCGAGATCTAGAAAACGGGGGCCGGCTAGATAAACAGTCCTTAAAATTAAGTGAGGAATTTGGTGAGTTATGTGCAGGATTCTTGAAAAAGAATGAAGCACTAACAAAAGACAGCATTGGTGATTGTGCTGTAGTAGTTGTAGGTTTAGCATTGCTGATCAACGAGGATGTACAGAGCATTTTCGAAGAGTCTAACAACATTAGGCGAAAAGAAGCAATGGACTGCTTTAAACTGCTGAATGCCAATATCAGTGAGTTCCAGCTTTCTCAAGATTTAGCAAGCAAAAAAATGTGTCGTCATAACCTTGTGCGCATTGTAGCCTACTTGAAATCAATCGGAAATATTTTAGGTTATGAATTCCTGGAATGTTTCACTGGGGCCTATAACGAAATCAAAGATCGAAAAGGCAAATGGATTGATGGCTCATTCGTAAAAGAAGAGGATTTGCCACATGAACAGATTTAAAGGGGTACGGATTGAATAAAATGATTGTATGGGCCCTTTTTGATAGTGGAAATGGTAGCTATACAAAAGGGATTAAGGAACTAAATGAAAAACGATTGTGCAATATCGAGGTTTATCCAATAGGGATAGATATTGAAAAAAGAAATAATCACTTTATAAATTTGAATCTTGCTGATTACAGTCGTCTATTTGGGGATAACACCTTGTTTGGTACGCTGGATAAGTTACCAAAGCCAGATCTAATCATAGCAAGTCCACCTTGCGAAAGCTGGAGCAATGCTAGTGCCATGACTGGAGGTAACGCTTGCTGGGAACAAGAGGACTTATCAGACAGTCTGTTCATTCCTCAGAAAGAAGCGAGCATGTTTACAATAAGAAACGCTCAAGATTACGAAGAAGCTTACATCAATTACAAATATGATCGTCAATTTATGAAGAGAATAAATGGGGAATTATGCGCTTTCAATACCATTGAAATCATCAAACGTTATAAGCCTATGTATTTTGTAATTGAAAATCCAGCAAGTGGTCGCTTATGGAAATATATCGATGAGGTCATAGGTTTTAAATTACCACACCTCAACCTAACAAGATACAACAATTATGGCTACCCTTTACAGAAACCTACAAAATTCGCTAGTAATCTTGATTTAGAGCTTAAAAATGACATAATCAAGCAAGAAATTGAATGGGGGAAATTTTCTAAATCTTACAATGAACGATCAAATATTCCACAAAAACTAGTAATAGATATTTTTAGCAAGGTTTACAATAAATTTTTAAAGGAAAAAGTCTAAATATCAGGCATTTTAAGCCCTTATTCGGCCAGCAAAGAGGACGACTCATTGGATGACTTCTGTAAAATTTGAGGAGGTGGAATGATGGAAGAAATTATTATGGCTTCGTTGCCAAACAAAGAGTTAAATCGTTTGATTAAAATTGAAATCACAGTTGAAAATCTAATCGAAAATGGAATTCTTGATGAAGATGTATTTAACGAATATTTAAAGGAAGTATAGAAGTCGAGGAGGTAACAGAATGATTCCAGACGGTTTCTTTATCAGAGAACTTATTGAAGATGAAGATATTATTTTTAGTAAAGACAGTGAATATCACAAGCAGAAGAAAAAAGAAAAGAAGAATCCTATTTTTAAAAGGAATAAGCCAAAGAAATTTTGAGGAGGTGGAGCGATAATGCCAAATTGGGCCGAAGGATCTCTTAAATTAAGAGGAAAAAAAGAGAATATTGCACAAGCATTGAAATATATGTTTTGCGCTGCTGATAATGTGGAAATTGAAGAGGATCTTGAAATTGGATGGTTCGAATTAACAACCACAGCACCCTATTTTTATATTAATGGTACAAGAAGAGCCTTTATTCAAAATAATAAATTGAGTTTTTGGCTTGATGATGATTATTTGGTTATTGAGATAAATGACTTTAATCAGGCATGGGCAGTAGAACCAGAAAATTATCAAGAAATTTCAAGTAAGTTTGATGTTGATATTAAAATTTTTACGTTTGAGTGTGGCATGGAATTCACGCAGGAAATTGAAATTTCAAAAGGTGAAATTATCAAAAATATTTGTTATGAATACGATGATTATCAGTGGGAAGTCCCGTTTAGCAATTTAGGAGGATAAAATGACAGAAGAAATTAAAATACTTGACGCTTGTTGCGGAAGTCGGATGTTTTGGTTTGATAAAAATGAAAGCCATACAACTTTCATGGATATAAGAAAAGAAAAATTTGAAATATACGGTAAAAAAATCAACGTACATCCTGATGTTATCAGTGATTTCCGTGATATGCCATTTGAAAATAATACTTTTAATTTGGTTGTTTTTGATCCGCCTCATTTGAAACGGGTTGGTCCTAATTCGATAATGAAAGCACAGTATGGACAACTTGATAAAGACACTTGGTCTGAGGATTTGGCTAAAGGATTTGAAGAGTGCATGCGTGTTTTAAAAACAGGGGGAACATTAATTTTTAAGTGGTCAGATTGTCAGGTAAACGTAAAAGAAATACTAAAGGTCATTCCATTTAACCCATTGTTTGGACAACAAAGAGGAACAACTCACTGGATGACGTTCGTAAAATTTGAGGAGGTGGAGTAATGGGATTTATTAGTTGGTTAACTTTATTATTAATAGCTTTGAAATTGTTAGGTGTAATCTCTTGGAGCTGGTTCTATGTCTTTCTGCCTGCAATAGCTGATCTAGTAATTTCTGTTTTGATTTTAGTGGTAGCTAAAATGATATGGGATAAGTAGGACTTGTTATGGAATTTCAAAATTTTATTTATTTGTTGTTAGCTTTTGCTTGGTTCGCTGGCTTCTTGTGGGCCTTCAGTGTGGTATTCAAAAACAGGAGAAAGAAATGAAGATATATGTTGTAAGAAAGTATCACGGTCATTCAAGCTGGATTGATCCTAAAAATTTAGCTGAATACACTGAAGCTGAATTTGAGACAAGGCATGAAGCGCTTGCTCACTGTGAAAGACTAAAAGGGAAAGGGATAGTAGAAATCTATCAAAGAGAGGTTATTGAATGAAAAAACTAAACAATAGAGAATTGTTTAACCTTGATCAAGAATTATTCAAGTTTCGTGGAATTGACAGGGCAATCTGGACACGCAAAGCAGAATTGATGGCAAAGAATGGTGATGATCTTGTCGGTGGTGGTAAGTCTGGCATCAGCAAGCCAACAGAAAACACAGTGATGAAATTCGCTACTGATGTGACTCTGAAAAATCTTGAGCTATTCAAAGAGACTGTTGAATCCTTCAAGAAGCAATTGACAGGCGAACAGCTTGACATCTTCTATTTGAGATGGGGGCAAGCCAATCTAGATTGGGAAGAAATCGCTGAAAAGCAGTTTGTCAGCAATGCCACGATTTACAGGAAGCGTGCTGGCATCTTGGAAACGTATGCCAGAATGAAAGGTGTACTCTAAATTGAGAATATAAGATATTGTATTCTCACACAAAATAAAATACTATAATCTTGTTCATGATAATCACATCATGGATGAGAGGGTCTCCTAATAGTGGTTAGGGAGTTAGCTCAAACGGTAGAGCGTACTGGCGGAAAACAGTAGGAGCAGGTTCGATTCCTGCACTCCCAATTCCTTATGAAAATCAATTTAATATAGAGAGGGGGAAGCGTATGGAAGAGGTCTCACCCATTAAGGACACAGATGACATCCAAGCCATGAAAGACTACCTAAGAGAGTGGAATGAAATGTATTATATGCTATTCATAACCGGTCTCAATACAGGCTTGCGTGTCGGTGACATCCTCACACTCAAAGTCAAAGATGTTCAGGGATGGCACATCAAAATACGAGAGAGGAAGACTGGTAAGCAGATTTCTCGTAGAATGACAAAAGAGTTGAAGCGAGAAATGAGAAAGTATGTTGAAGGGAAGCCATTCCATCATTTTCTATTCAAGAGCAGGCAAGGAGGGAACAAGGCCATCACTCGTGAACGAGCCTACCAGATCATACATGAAGCCGCTGAGGAATTGGGCATTGACAATGTGGGAACACATACAATGCGCAAAACGTTTGGATATAAATACTATAACAAGACAAAGGATGTAGGCACACTACAGAAGATGTTCAATCATTCATCTCCAGCCATAACGCTGAGGTACATTGGTATTGAACAAGCTGAACTAGATGATGCCTTGAGAAACTTTGTTATTTAATTTTTATATTTTTGACATTAACATAATGAGTTAGGTATAAGCTGAGAAAAGAGAAACGAATGAAAGCCATATCCTAAAAGGATTTCAGAAATAAGGCGAGCTTAACAAAATATAAGATATGTGAAAGTGAGGGTGAAAAATGGCTACTGCAAAAAGAACATCAGATATAACTGTGGCACTTTATGAATGGAATAAATTGACAACCAGAGATATCTATGAAGACGATAAAGAAATATTTGGGGATGGATTTGATTTTGTTTGGGATGGTAAAACTCCAGAAATTGACGAGGAAGTTCTTGTATACAATCCAAAGACCCAAGAGATAACCACTGACATCTGGATTGATTTTGGGAACGGTGTTGGATTTGAAAACACTTATGAAGATACAGTATTCTGGATGAGTTATCCAAAACCACCGAAGGAGATGGAAGAATGAATAAACAAGAGTTGATAAAACGTATTTCGAAGCTGCCTTATTCAGAAGGTCCTATAGCAGATATAGTCACAGTAAATAGAAATTGGATATTGGAATCTATAGAACAACTAGACAAACCACAGGAAGTCCCAGTCCCGCAGTTTGTGGCGGATTATATTAAATATGCCATAGAGAATGATTGGGATTTTCAAGATTTATTTAAGCATATAGAAGACGAAGAAGATGAAGAACTTCTGAGATGGGTTTATCACGAACGTAATCAAGAAACGCTTGCTGCCGCTTGGATCAATGGCTACACAGTTGAGAAAGAGAAACGGTATATAGTGAAGATGAGTGCAACAAAGCAACCGCTATTTTATAATAATATGTACGAGAAAACATTCTTTTCTTTAGGAGATTTAGCTACTCGATTTACACGCAAACAACTTGAAGGGCTTGGATTGGGTTGGGTGTTTGATTGCCCAGGAATTGAGATCGAGGAGGTAACGGAATGAATACAAAATTTAGAGCATGGGACGAAGAAAAACAAAAAATGTTTTACAGGGTCATGGTAGGCAATTGTGATCAAAATGATGAAAACCGTAATTGTCCGGTAGTCTACTATGAAGGCAGTGGATGGAAGCACTTCGAAGATTTGAAATACATTACTCAGTCAACACGCACTTATGACAAAGAAGGCAGAGAGATATTTGTAGGGGATGTTCTTCAAATTGATTATGTAAAAGCTATTGTCCGTTTTGGGAAGTATCGCTACCATGAAGAAAAGGAAGTGCTCTCTGGAAATGGTTTCTATCTGGAATGTTTAAATGTCATGGACCCAGATTGTATTTCACCTTATGAACCAGATGTGTTGGATAAGGCGGAAATCATTGGGAACATTTTTGAGAACCCAACACTAGAATATAATTTTATAGGATTGAGACCAAAATAAAAAATGAGAAAATAAACTATTGTTTTCTCACATAAAATAAAATATTATGATAGCATAGCTTTCAAGTATGAGAGGGACAGACCAAAGAGATTGGCTGTCCTTTTTGTGTGAGGAGGATTATATGTATAACAAAATTGTCAGACCTTCTTTGAAGACAAAGAAGTGGGAGAAGTTCAGAGATAAGATCTTAAGGAAATATAATTATCTATGTCAAGAGAGTTTGAGATATGGAATATCAGAACCGGCTGAAATGGTTCATCATATTTTTCCAGTGTCCGAATATCCTGAACTAGAATTCCAAGAATGGAATTGTTTACCTCTCACTAACAAACGACACAATACTTTTCATGACAGAACCAATGATAAAGTTATTGGTCAAGGAATTTTTTGGCAAAAGAAACGAAAAAGGGAATTTTTGAATTTTTACAAAAATCGAAAAAATGAAATTTTGTAAAAATCGAATTTTTCAATTTTTCAATTTTTGAATTTTTCGATTATCCCCCCCCATCGAAAAAAATTTTTTCAGAGCGTCTGGGAACCGGTGAAGGGAACTTTTTCCAAGTCGGAGGCCTCCAGACAAAAAGGGGATAAAAACTAAAGGAATTTTGGGAAGGAGGCCTAGTTTTTGGCAAAACCAGTCACAGCTAAATCTATCAAGTCAAAAGTCATCAAACAGATGAAAGAGCTTGGGACTTATCGCAAAGAATTTGACATGATCATTGACATCTTTTCAGGCATGTTATTTCAGTATCAGAAACTTGCTCAGGATTATGCTGATATGGGCTATCCTGTCACAGATGTCTATGTGAATAAGGCAGGAGCTGAGAATGAACGCAAGGTCCCCATTCTCACAGCAATGGAAATTCTACGAAAAGATATACTCAGTTATTCCAATCAATTGATGATGAATCCTAAATCACTTGGCGAAGTGGTAGAGCAAGACAATGGATCAGTTCTCACAGAGGTTCTGAAATTTAAGGACCAGATCAAAAAGAAACGGGTGAAAGCTGATGGGTAACGTGGATAAAGCCAAAGAATACGCTCAACACGTTCTGGACCATCAGGAAGAGCATTGTGAAGAGAACATTTTGGCAGCATCACGCTTCCTGAGAGACTTGGATAATCCAGAGTTTGAGATGGATGAAGACATGGTTGATTTTGTTGTTCATTTCATTGAACATACAATTGTCCATCAGCAGGGTGATGATATGTTTGCGGTCTCTATCCGTAATAAGCCATTGATCTTGCAACCGTGGCAACATTTTGTTGTCGTGAATCTCTTTGGCTTCTACATCAAAGGAACGAATGAGAGACGCTTCAAGGAAGCTTTGATCATGCTTGCCAGAAAGAATGGCAAGACTTCCTTCACTGCTGCAATCGCTCTGGCTTATCAGATTCTAGATACAGATAGCGGTTCAAAATGCTATATTGTAGCCAATTCTGTCAAGCAAGCCTTGGAAGCCTTTGGATTCTTGAGGTTCAATGTTGAGCGATGGAATGACAAGAACATCCGTATCAAAGATAACAACCAAGAACATTCCATCACTGCCAATTTTGGTGAGGAGGGTTCATTCTTTATCCAAGCACTGGCCAATGATGAAAGCAGGCTTGACTCTCTCAATGGGAATGTCATCATCCTAGATGAAGCCCATACAATGAGAAATTCCAAGAAATACGGTCTTATGAAGAAAACAATGTCAGCATACCGGAACAGTATGCTTTTTGTTATCTCAACAGCCGGGGACATTCCAACAGGCTTCCTTGCTAACCGTCTGAAATATTGTCAGAAGGTCCTGAAAGAGCTAGTCAAAGATGATTCATTCTTCATTTTCATCTGCAAAGCCAATCAGGCTACTGATGGAGATGTGGGAGACTACTTGGATGAGAATGTGTTGAAGATGGCCAATCCGTCATGGGGTGTAACTGTATCGCTCAAGGCTCTCAAGGAAGAAGCAGAACAGGCCTTGAACGACCCACAGACCAGAAACGAGTTTTTCAACAAAACATTGAATGTCTTCACTAACTCAATGAACGCTTATTTCAATCCAGATGAGTTCATTGCTAGTGATGACTGCTATGACTGGACAATTGAGGAGCTTGCAAGGCTTCCTATTCGCTGGTATGGAGGAGCTGACCTTTCAAGACTGCATGACTTGACCGCTGCTGCTCTTTACGGGGTTTACAATGACGGTGAAAAAGATGTTGATATCTGTATCACACACGCTTTCTTCCCTCGTATTAATGCTCAGAAGAAAGCCAATGATGATGGTATCCCACTATTTGGGTGGCAATCAGATGGCTGGCTGACCATGAGCAACACTCCAACAGTTCTCTATGATGACATTGTTAAATGGTTCATAGAGATGCGACAGAAAGGCTTCAAAATTGCTGCTGTCGGTATGGATAGGAAATTTGGTAGAGAGTTCATGCTCAAAATGAAACAAGCCAAATTCAAAATGATTGACCAACCTCAGCTATTCTATTTGAAATCAGAGGGATTCAGAAGAATTGAATTGAAAGTGAAGAATAAAGAATTTTATTATGTACATTCGGACGCTTATGAATATTGTGTCAGCAATGTCAGAGCCATCGAGAAAGTAGATGATGCTGTCCAGTATGAGAAATTAGACGGGGATGGCGGTACAGCAAGAATTGACTTGTTTGATGCGAGTGTTTTCGCTTGTATTCAGGCGCTGGCTAACCTTGGTAAGAATAAGAATGTGATGGCTTACTTTGATTAGATAGAAAGGAGGTGAGAAATATGGGAATCTTTGACAAATTATTCAAGCGTGGCAAGTCTCAGACAATGTTCACAAGTTTTGGGAATTCAGATCTGGGCATCATGTATGACGGTGATGGCTATATTCCATTAGCAAGGAATCCAGATGTGATCATGGCAGTCAATAAAATTGCTGACATGGTTTCAAACATGACTATCCAGCTCATGGAGAATACAGAATCCGGTGATGTACGGATCAAGGACGGGTTAGCCCGTAAGATTGACATCAACCCTTGTGATCACATGACAAGAAAATCATGGATCTTCAAGATTGTCAGGGACTTACTCCTGTTTGGCGATGGGAATTCTGTGCTACATGTGGAATATGACCCCATGACTGACTACATCAGTAACCTCAGACCGTTCCCAATGTCGGAAGTGTCGTTCAAAAGTAATGATCTGACATATATGATCCACTTCAGGGACACTGATTTCAATCCAGATGAAGTGGTCCACTTCGCCATCAATCCTGATCCAGACCGGCCTTATATTGGGACCGGTTTTAGATTGGCATTGAAAGACATTGTACGCAATTTGAACATGGCCACACAGACCAAGAAGGGCTTTATGAACGGGAAAAACGTTCCAAGCCTTATTGTGAAGGTAGACTCTTCAAGTGAGGAACTTGGAACCGTGGAAGGTCGGGAAAAAATCGCTAAGAAATACTTGACAACAAGCCAGTCTGGTGAACCTTGGATTGTTCCTGATGCCTTGATGGAAGTGGAACAAGTGAAGCCATTGAGTCTGAATGACATAGCTTTGAATGAGTCAGTAGAAATTGATAAGAAGACAGTAGCTGGGATGTTAGGAGTTCCGGCTTTTGTTTTAGGGGTAGGAGAATTCAACAAAGAAGAATACAACAACTTTGTGAATACGACTATCATGAGCATCGCAACAACGATCACTCAGACACTTACAAGAGACCTACTGACTTCAACCACACGCTACTTCAAATTTAATCCACGATCACTGTATTCTTACGACATTACAGAGCTTTCAACTGTGGCCCAACAAATGACCAACAGTGCTGCAATGCGTAGAAACGAGTGGAGAGATTGGGTTGGTATGACTCCGGATCCTGAAATGGATGAAATTATTGTTCTTGAAAACTATCTGCCACAAGGCGAGTTAGGCAATCAGAGCAAACTAAACAAGGAAGGAGGAAATGCCAGTGAAGAAACGTAATTCATACATCGCTACTCAATTTGAGACACGAGAAGAACAAGAATCTGGTGACTTGATTCTGAGTGGCTACTTCATCCGGTTCGATGAAGAAACTGAGCTGTGGCCAGGCTATTTTGAAGTGATCAAACGTGCAGGAGTGGAAGAAGCAATCAAGAATGCTGATATCCGTGCATTGTTTAACCATGATCATAACCTAGTATTAGGACGCACAGGAAACAGCACAGTGAGTCTCAAAGTTGATGACAAAGGCCTATATGGTGACATTATCATCAACAGGAATGATCCTGACGCTATGGGAGCCTATGCCCGTGTACAGCGTGGGGATATTGTTGGATGCAGTTTTGGATTTATGCCAATCAAGGTGGACACTGTTGAGCGTGAAGATGGTTCCTATCTTGATACCGTGCTAGAGCTTGAAATCTTCGAGGTCAGTCCTTGCACATTCCCGGCTTATCCACAGACTGAAATTGCTGCACGGAAGAAAGACTTTGAATGCCTGAAACGTGCTAACAGTGAAGCGTTAAATGAACGCAAAATGAAAATTAAGGAGAAATATAATCTATGAACAAAGCATTGATCTTTGGCGCACGCATGCGTGCAAAAGCAAGCAAGGTTGTTGAACTGGAAGAAGCAATCACAGAATTGAATGAACGTTCTGCAATCGAATCAGAAAAATTGGACCGTGCTGAAACTGAAGAAGAAGTTTCAACGGTTGAAAAGAGCCTTGAAGATATCCAAAAAGAATTGGAAGAAAAACAAGCAGAAAAAGCAAAACTTGAAGAAGAAATTGAAGAACTTCAAAAACAAGTTGATGAACAAAATCGGAAAGCCCCAACTTATCCAGACGGGGAGCAACGTGGAGGAAAGAAATTGGAAGAACGTGACGCAATTGCTAAATTCATTCGTACTGGTCAAACTCGTGACATCGTAGGTCTTAAAACAACAGACTCTGGAAGCGCTGCTTTGATCCCAACTGAAGTGTTGAAACCTCACTTCCTTGATAAGCCACGCAATCCACTTTTGGATCTTGTCCAACGTGTTCAAGTAAATAGTGGTTCTGGTAAATATCCAGTTATCAAGAAAACAGATGGCAAAATGGTTTCAACTGATGAATTGAAAGCTAATCCTGAACTTGGAAAACCAAGCATCAGCGAAATTGATTACTCAATCAAGACTTACCGTGGATACATCCCTGTGTCTCAAGAAATGATTGATGATGCAGACTATGACATCATGTCAATCGTAGAAGATGAAGTATTCAACCAAGGCGAAAACACTGAATTGTCATTGATCACTGCCGTCCTCAAAACAGCAACTCAAGCAGATGCTGCTGGATTTGATGGAATCAAAGATATCTACAACAAGAAACTTAAATCAATCTACAAAGCAAGTATTGTTGTAACTCAATCAATGTTTGCAGCACTTGACAAGGTCAAGGATAAAAATGGGAAATACATGCTTCAACCAGATGTTACATCCCCTACAGGCTATTCTTTTGGTGGCAAAACTATTTATCCAGTGGATGACACCCTATTTGGCAATGAAGGTGACATGAAGTTCTTTATCGGAGATGTTGCTGAATTCGTTAAATTGTTTGACCGTCTTCAAGTATCAGTTAAATGGATTAACAATGACATTTATGGCCAATTGCTTGGGCTTTTCCTACGTCTTGATGTCAAGAAAGTAGATGAATCTGCTGGATTCTTTGGCACATACACTGATGTTGTAGCGTAAGGAGGTATCACATGGCCTATACAGTAATCCGTCCATTCAAGGACATGCGTGACACAGAACAACATGAATATAAAATTGATGATGTATTTCCACGCAAAGGCTATGAACCTGATCAAGAGTTTGTTCAAGGACTCTTGACAGGCTTCAACTCAGCAGGCTCAATCTTCATCACTGATGAAGTAATAAAGAAAGCTACTAAGGAAGTAGAAGAAACCTCTGAAGAAGTGGAAGAAACTGCTGAGAAAGCAGAAGAAACCTCTGAAGAAGTGGAAGAAACTGCTGAAGAAGTGGAAGAAACTGCTGAGAAAGCAGAAGAAACCTCTGAAGAAGTGGAAGCAACTACTGAGGAAGTAGAAGAAACCTCTGAAGAAGTGGAAGCAACTACTGAGGAAGTAGAAGAAACCACTGAAGAAAAACCAAAACGCAAGAAAGCAACCAAGAAAGAGGAAGAATAGCATGGACACTGGTCAGTTAATGGAATTACTTAAAATAAAATTAGGAATTGCTTCAAATTTGCGAGATAAAACACTGGAGAAGATTGTCTCAAGCGTCATCAGCGAATTAACAAACAATCTGGGTGTTGAATTGGTTCCAGATCGTGCTGACCATGAAATGTTCATTGTTGACTTTGCTGCTTATCGCTATGAAGGTGGTGTTGATCTACCACGTCACCTTCAATGGCGCTTGCATAATCTGCAAATCTCTTCCAAGAAAGAGGTGCGAGATGTGGAATGATGAAATTACATTGATAGGTTTTAAAATCACAGGCAAGGACAAGCTCAAGCAAGATCTGACTGAGAAAGTAAAGACTACAATTTTCTGTAAGAAGAAATCTATCACACGGTCCGAATTTTACCAAGCCAATCAGGCTGGCATCAGGCCCAATCTAATTGTTGATATTCATAGTTTTGAATATGACAATCAGGAATTTGCTGAATTTGGTGGTAAGGAGTACCGGATTTTGAAGACATATCCAATCAACCTCAACATCCTTGAATTGACTCTAGTGGAGAAAATGACATGAGCCAAGATCTAGCCAGTCAAATTGCTAAAGCATTAGCAGAGTATTCCACAGAGGTTGAAGAAGAAGTGGACAAGATAGCAGAAGAAACAGCAGAAGAGGCCGTCCAAGAATTAAAAACCACAAGTCCAAAAAGTCCAAGGGCAAAAGGTGGTAAGTATGCCAAATCATGGAAAAAAACAAAAATGGGGAAAGGTAATTTTGTGGTGCATAACACAAATTACCGCCTCCCACATTTGCTTGAATTTGGCCACTTAAAGAGGAACGGGGGACGGGTTTCCGGCATCGTACACATCAAGCCGGCAGAAGATCACGCTATTGAGAATTTTGAAAAGAAATTGAAGGAGCTTGGAAGATGAAGCTGTCAGAGTTTGCAGAAATTTTGGAACAGGCTGGCCTGCCTGTCACTTACAAGGCATTCAGGGAAGGAAATGTCCCCACGCTGCCTTACCTTGTCTATTTTGAAAGCTTGCCATCTATCACAGGAACAGACAATCAAGCATCATACATGATCCGTGCTGTCACTGTAGAGTTGGCATTTGAACGAAAAGATGAGGAGCTAGAAGAACGATTGGAAGAGCTGTGGAATGACCACAAGCTCTTTTATGATGTTCAAGAAGAAAATTTTATTGAATCAGAAAGACTGTTTGTGAAGTCTTATGAAGTCTATCTATATTGAGGAGGAAAGAAATGACTGAAAACAAAGTTACATTTGGACTTGAAAATGTCCATGTGGCACCAATCCAATCAATCAGTGAAGCAGGGGTGATCACTTATGGTCAAGTATTCCGCTTCCCTGGAGCGATGGAATTGACGCTGGACCCTAAAGGGGATTCAGGATCAGTGAAAGCTGATAACATTGATTATTACTTCGTCAACTCAAACGAAGGTTACGAAGGTAAATTCAAAGTCCCACACATCATTGAAGCATTCGCAACAAAAATTTTGGGCGACATCAAAGACTCTACAACAGGAGTGGTCACAGAAAAAGCAGATGCGAAGACAACCAACTTCGCACTTATGTTTGAATTTGCTGGCGATGCTAACAAGACACGCCATGTCATGTATTACTGTTCAGCAAGTCGCCCATCGAGCGGATCAGCTACCAAGAACGGAACCAACGTGAATGAACGTGAATTGAGCTTCAATGCCAGCCCTCGTCCCGGTGACCAAGTTGTGAAACGTTCTATCACATCAGCGGATGATCAAGAAGTTTATAAGAAATGGTTTGAAAAGGTCTATGAACCTAATCAAGCTTTGTAATTAAGGAGGCCTTAAATGCGTAAGAGTGTGACCATTAGTGAAAAGGAGTATGAGCTTGTAACCAATGCTTACACTCCTATCGCTTATAAGAGTGAGTTTGGGAAAGATTTCTTCCAAGATCTATTTGGAATGATCTCAAACCAGAATATCATGCAAATGGCTGAGAATGGCAACAATGAAGTTGACATCAACATGTTGGCCAATTTTGACATGACCTTCTTCAATCGCTTGTTTTGGGTTTTCACAAAATCAGGTAACCCACACATCAAGCCTTATGAACAATTTTTCATGGAGATGGAGGAATTTCCTTTGCAGGACATCGCTCCAATTCTAATGGAAATGATCAACGACACGATGACATCAAAAAAAAACCAGATGAGTCAGAATCAGCCAGTGATGAAATCTTTACAGTAGAATCATATCTTTCTTGCTGTAAAGAAACTGGTCTCACAATTGATGATTTGAAGCACATTTCAATTGGAATGGCTCTGGATTATCAAACAGATTATGTGAATTTGCGTACTGAAAACAAATCAGAAACACGCAAGGCCACACAGTCAGATTTTGACTCATTTTAGTCTGAAATAGAGTGCTGAGAGGAAGAATCTGAGGTCAAGTTCATTGAATAGATGGACGATTGATCACAAGAATCCTTTAGGCGCTCTTTATATTTTTATGTGAAAGGAGGAAATATGGCCGGTAATATTAAAGGGATAAAAATTGAAATTGGTGGTGACACACAGCCCCTTCAAAATGCCCTGAAAAAAGTAAATTCTGCCTCTATTGAAGCAGCAAAAGAATTGAAGAGTATTGACAAGGCTCTGAAATTTGACACAGGGAATGTGACTCTATTGGCTCAAAAGCAAGAAGTCCTCCAAAAGCAAGTCTCAACTACCAAGGAAAAACTGGAAACGCTGAGACAGGCACAAGCACAAGTTGAAGCTCAATTCAAGAGCGGTGACATTGGTGCTGATCAATACCGTGCATTTCAACGGGAAGTGGTCCAGACAGAGAACATCCTGAAGGGCTATGAGAACAATCTTGAGAATGTCAATAAGGCATTGGATGGAAATGGAAATGCTACCAAGTCCAACAGAGAGCAACTGAAAGAGCTTCAAAACGAGCAACAGCGTCTTGCCAGTGAAGGTGACAAAGTTGTCAGCTCATTCAAATTGCAAGAAAGCCAGATGGGTTCCAACGCTAGTGAAGCAGATAAGCTGGCACTTGCTGAACAAAAGATTGGGAAGCAAAGTGAGATTGTTGCTCAACAGGTCGAGAACCTTGAGAAACAACTTGCCATTGCAAAACAAGAGTATGGCGAGAACTCAACGGAAGTCAATAAGCTAGAGACTCAACTGAATGAGTCCAAGGCTGCCTTCAATGGGCTTGCTAATGAGATGGAAAATCTTGGTGAGTCAGGAAAAAAGGCCAGTGGCGGTCTTGAAGAGACAAACAAGCTTCTGAAAGCTGAATTGCTGAATCAATTTTCTGAGAAACTATCTGAGATCAGTCAAAAGTTGGTTGATTTTGGGAAGAGCGCCCTAGATGCGTTCCGGGAAATTGATGAGGGAATGGACACCATTGTCACCAAGACTGGTGCAAGCGGTAAGTCTCTTGAGCAGATGCAAGGCATTGCTAATGGGATAGCTACTGAAATGCCTACTGATTTCAGCAAAATCGGGAATGCAGTCGGTGAAGTTAACACTCAATTTGGTCTGACAGGGGACGCACTCAAAACCACATCTGTTGACATGCTCAAGTTTGCGGAAATCAACGGATCTGACATCACGAATGCAACAATTCAGTCTAAGCAAGCCTTGGAAGCTTATGGATATTCTGTTGACTATCTTTCTGATGTATTGGATAGCACTACCTATGTGGCACAATCCACAGGGGTTTCTGTTGATGACTTGATGAAGAAAGCAACAGATGGAGCGCCACAAATCAAGATGCTTGGTCTTGAATTTGATGAAGCTGTCACATTGATTGGTCAACTTGAACAGCATGGGGTTGATTCATCAGCAGCATTGTCGGGAATGACAAAGGCAGCAGGGGTCTACACCAAGCAAGGAAAGACCATGAAAGAAGGTCTCAAAGAGACCATTGAAGCCATCAAGAACAGTAAGTCAGAGACTGAAGCGATGGGGATCGCTATGGAGATCTTTGGTGCTAAAAAGGCCCCTCAAATGGTCGATGCCATCAAGCGTGGAGCTTTGAGCTTTGATGAACTTGGAAAAACATCTAAAGAGTCAGCAGGGTTAGTTTCACAAACTTACGAAAGCACTCTAGATCCTATTGATAAATTCACGACAGCACAAAATGGATTGAAAATTGTCATGGCTGAGGTCGGTGGAGCTATTGCTGAAACATTCGCCCCTGCCCTTGACATCATTGTGGATGTCTTCAAGAAAGTCGCAGAATGGATCAACAACTTACCCGGACCCATCAAAAACTTTGTTGTAGTCTTTGGAACAATTGTAACAGTGGCCGGTGTACTTGCACCAATCTTCCTCGCCCTTCAGGCTGCCGCTGTAGCTGTGGGAACAAGTATAGGAGGGCTGATAGCTGCTGCATTGCCAATCATTGCAGTGATAGCCGCTGTTATTGCAGCAGTCACAGGAATAGTCTTGGTTATCAAACACTTGTGGGAAACCAATGAGGGATTCAGGAACGCTGTTGAAACAGTTTGGAATGCTATCATGTCAGTCATCAACACTGTTGTCAAGGCCATCTCTGATTTTGTAATGCAAATTTGGGGAACGCTGACAAGCTGGTGGAACGACAATCAGCAATTGATCAGACAGACAGCAGAAACAGTCTGGAACGCTATTTCAGCAGTAGTGACAACAGTCATGAATGTTCTTGGTCCATTTATTCAAACGGCATGGAATAACATTTCAACGGTAATTTCTACGGTCTGGGACACCATCAAGACGGTTGTTGAAACAGCTATCAATGTGGTATTAGGCATCATTAAGACTGTGATGCAAATTATCAATGGGGACTGGTCTGGGGCTTGGGAATCCATCAAGGGCATCGCTGAAAGTATCTGGAATGGTATCAAGAGCATTGCTGAATCTGTATTCAATGCAATGGCTCAGATCTTATCTAACATCTGGAATACTATTTCAAGCACTGCATCAAGCATTTGGAATGGTATCAGCTCAACCCTATCAGGTATCTGGAATGGAATTTCAAGCACGGTCTCAAGTGTATTCAATGGAATTTCAAGCACGATTTCAGGGATCTGGAACGGTATCAGCTCAACTGCATCAGGAATCTGGAACGGGATCAAAGACACCATTGGCGGTGCTATCAATGGAGCCAAAGACCTAGTAGGAAAAGCCATTGACGGAATTAAAGGTTTCTTCAATTTCCAATTCAAATGGCCACACATCCCACTACCACACTTCAAGGCCAGTGGATCACTGAACCCAATGGACTGGCTGAAAGGTAAAGGGATTCCAAGTATTGGCATTGAATGGTATGCCAAAGGTGGGATCTTAACCAAGCCCACAGCATTTGGCATGAATGGAAATAGCCTGATGGTTGGTGGGGAAGCAGGGAAAGAAGCAGTCCTGCCACTGAATGAACGGAATCTGAGTGCCATTGGTCGGGGCATTGCCCAAACAATGGACCCACAAGGAACCGTGATCAATATCAATATCTCTGACAATATCATCAGAGAAGAAGCTGACATTGAGAAGATCGCTAATAAGGTATCTCAGAAGATAGCTGCTGAATTGAGGAGACAGAAAGAATTGAGAGGAGCGCCTGCATGGTAAAGTACAATGAATTGATTATTGATGGAGTTGGAACTTCATCATTTCCATTTGATGTGATCGTGCTTGAAGGCCCTACAATTCAAGTAGGTCTCTCAAAAGACAAGCTATTGAGCCATGATGGAGTTAGTGGATACATCGTTCAGTCAAACCCTCACAGAGAAGCGATTGAAAAGAAATACACTCTTCAACTCATCAACCCAACAGAGTTGCAAGTCCTTGAATTTGTCCAATTCCTTTCCAAAAGGAATTTCTGGCTTGAGAATCAACAGAACAAGCTCACAAGATGGTTCTGCTATCAGACAAAGGTGTCTGACACTCAGAGAGATAAAACTAAAATGTATTCTGTGGAAGTGACATTTGTTTGTCACCCCACAAAATACATGAAGAACAATGATGTTCAAACTCTCGCTTCAAATGGTGTTCTCAGGCTCCAAGGTAGTTCACTAGCGTTCCCTAAAATCACAATTAAAGGAAATAGCTCATCTGAGACTAGCTTCACGATTGGGAAGCAAACCATCAAACTTGAACAACTCTCTGAGAGCGCTGTGATGGTAAATGACCCACAAAATCCAAGCTTCTTGGACAAGAGAGGGAATCTGGTGAAGTGGTCAGGAGACTTCATCACAATTGACGCTAACCAATCACAGAAAACTGTTGGTGTGGTTTTGGGTCCAGGCATTCAATCACTTATTTTTGAAACCAATTGGGGGTGGTTATAATTCTCTATCTATTAGACAGAAATGTTCAAACAGTGAAATGGAATGGCCAGCCACTCCATGAAGCAACAAAAGCAGAAGTTGAAGAAGTAATCAATGTAAGCTATACACTCAAGGTTGACTACCCAATCACAGACACTGAAATTTATAAGAAATTTCAGGAAGACATGCTCATCATCGCTCCCACTCCTGTCACTGGCCGGCAACTGTTCCGGATCAAAGAAATCAGCGAGCAAGATGACACAGTAAGTCTGACTTGCCAGCATATCACAGAAGACATCTTCAAGCGCTCTGTTCGCCCTATCAAGGTTTCAAACTCAACCTGTCAAATCGCCTTGAATGCTATGATTTCAGCAGTTAAGACACCACTTGGGAAATTCTCTTTCACAAGTAACATCATGGACAATAGAACCTTCAACACTACAGAAGATGAAACGCTCTATAAGATCTTGATGGATGGAAAACATTCCATTGTGGGCGCTTGGGAAGGTGAGATGATTCGTGACAACTTCCTGATTGGCATTCCAAAAAGCCGGGGGATTGATCGTGGAGTGGTTATCACTACACATCAAAATTTAAAACAGTATGAACGGAACAAGAGCAGTTCCAGCATCATCACAAGACTGCATCTGAAATCAACCTTCAAGCCAGAGGGAGCAGAAGAAGACACAGTTCTGAAAGTTACTGTGGACAGCCCCCTCATTGGCAATTACCCTTACATCAATGAAGCTGAGTATGAGAACAATGATCTCACTACAGAGGAAGAATTGAGAAAATGGGGTGAAGCCAAATTCAAGAATGGCGACATTGACAAGTCCACTGATCAGATCAAAGTTGAAGCTTATGAGCTAGATGGTCAAACTGTTCATCTTGGTGATACAGTGACCATCATGAGTTTGAAGCATGATGTCATGCTGAAGAAGAAAGCTGTGGGCTATGTCTATGATGCTCTGTCAGAAGAGTATATCTCTCTTACATTCGATGACAAGGCTGGTCACGGTGGAGGCATGTCAGGCTCTAATGGAATTTCTGATGTAGCATCTGAAATCCTTGATACAGTTCAAAAGACTCAAGAGGATGATGAATACTACAAGAAACTGAAAGTATTGGTTGACAATGCCAATAGGGCTTTTGAAGATAAAGCAGGAGCATTGGAGAAAGAGATCACTGATGGGATTGAGCAAGCCAAAGCACAAGCTGAAGTAGTCAAAGAAGAAATCTCAGCGCAAGTCACTGAGAAGATCAACGCTGCCAATCAGAAGAATAAAAATGAAATTGTAGAAGAGTTCAAGGCTCAATACAATGGCATCGAAGTCAAAATGGAAGGTTTGCAAGCTACTACTGACAAATTAAAGATCAGTGATGCAGACATCCAGAAACTAATCAATGATTTCAAGGCTCAGGCACAGAGCCAATTTGTCGGGATCCAAGGCGCACAATCACGATTTGAGCAAACGACTGAGAAAGCCATCTCTGACCTCACTAATGTGACCAATGGCAAGGCTGATCGGTCTTATGTTGAACATACCGTGAATGGTGTCAAAGAAGAATTTACCTCAATTGGTGTCAGTGGTGGTCCTAACATGCTCAGGAACTCAAGAGCAGATGAAGGTTTGAAATATTGGACCGAACCAAATGGACGAATGAGCTTTACATCTCATCAGTTCTATTTCAATGGACAAAAGCGGATGTTCTCTCTAAGGCCGGGAGCGATGGTTCAAAGTCCACGCTTCATTGTTAAACGAAATAAAGACTACATTCTTAATATTACAGCATTTGACGCTAACACAAAGAATGTGAAGATTTCATTTTGTAAACGCAAAAAAGGTTCCTCAGCAGATTTTGAGGAAAAACAAGAAATTTTCAACAAAACTGGTTCCCCTGCCTTTAGTTCTCATGAAGCTTTAAAACGTACTTTCAAATTTAACATTGGCGAATTTGATGAAGGTTATTTTCTATTTGAATACCAGGGCAATCCTTCCGGGTGGTCCGGAATGTTCATGACTGAACTGGATTTTTACGAAGGAAGCAATGACCGCTTGTGGCAACCAGCTCCAGAAGATCAAAATTATCTGGTAGAACAAGCGCAAGCAACATTTGAGCAGACCATCCAAGGCCTATCTAGTCAATTAACGAAATTAGAGACTAAGACTGGTCCAACCGGTGAACTTGAACAGCGCATGCTGACCTACTCTGAGAAAGCTGCTGTTGACGCACTAAAAGCAACAAGGCAGATTTTAGAACAAGGTTATGTTGCTAAAGCTCAATACACTGAAGATGTAGCTGGAATCACAAGAAGATTTGATGAAATTGTTCAAGCTGGTGAGAATCTTCTCAAGAACAGTGGAAATCCTCAAAATGTAGAGGGTTGGGGCTACTATGAACCAGGTAAGAGTCCAGAAGTGACCACATCAACCAATCAAATCTACTATAACGAATCAAGAAAACTCTTTAAGCTTGATAATTCAACAGGTAGGGAAAAAGTTGCAGCTTCCCAACGTTTCAGTATCAAAAGAAATACAACTTACACTATTTCATTTGATGCGATTGGATCAGACAATCTTAAGAATGCCACATTCTACTTCCTAGCAAGGAAGAAAGGCGAGACAGGAACCTTCTCAAAAGTATTCACACTTGCTGACAAGATCACTGTGCCACAAGATAGAATCACACGCTACTATTTCACAGTCAATTCTGAGGAATATGATGAAGCATTTTTGCGATTTGACAATAATGGATCATCAAATGGACAACCAGCAAGCCTCTATTTTGGGGATATCGATGTATATGAAGGATCTATCAAGAGAGCCTACCAACCGCCAACAGATGACGGTTCATCCGTGATTGAAGCTAAACTTGCTGAGTTTAAACAAGGTATTGACGGGCAAATCTCAACATTCTCTACAGAATTTGGGATGAGGCTATCCAGTCAAAATTCTGTACTCAATGACAAACTAGATGATTTTAAGGACAGCATCAATGGCCGTTTTGCTAACTATCAGCAATCAATTGATGGGCAAGTAGCAACAATTGTCAGCCAATTCGATGGGGTTCTCAAGAAAACAGACATCAACATCACAGACGGTCAAATTTCATTTGGTACAGGTAAGACCATCAACGGAAGGACCATCAGCTCCTTGCTGGTACAGGAACCAGAAGCTATTGCATTGATAGCTAAAATGATCAAGGTGAAAGGTGATATGGTAGTTGATGGCTCAATCACAAGCAGGCATCTGGCATCTCAGAGCGTCCGAACTGGTCACATGGAATCTGGATCAGTAACGACTCAAATTCTGGCCAGCAATGCAGTCACAGCAGATAAGCTTTTGGTGGATTCTGCCATGATCAACAAACTTGTATCAAATCAAGCCTTTATCAGAGAGTTAGCTTCACAGAGAGCATTCATCACTCAACTGACATCTGTGGGAATTTCCGCAAATGACATCCGTGGCGGAAGATTGACCGCAAACTCTGGTGTATCTAGTTTTGATTTAGATAATGGAAGATTGTCATTCTACGATAACTTCACAGGAGTCTTCCGGGATCAAACAAATGCTTCTAGTCAAGGGCTTTTCTTCCGGAATGATGATGTGACGATAAACGGAAGACGCTACATCAACTCAAAAGCCATTATTGGTGCTGACCGTCGGGACAATGACATCAGAAGCCGCTGGGATCAAGGTGGATTCAATGGAATGATTGTTGATACCATTAAGGGTGTAGGTACAGGGGATCACGACAACGCAGATAAGGTCACATTTGTAGGCGATAGATTCAACTTCACTCACTCTTATAATTATGACCAAGCCACAGGAAGCAGTCCTTATGGTTGGAGAATAACCACTTGGGGAGGAACAACAATTGCTCCATACGGTACCAACGGAAGGAATACCAACATACAAGCTGGTGACTTCTTACTTATTAACAATGGAAACAACGGTGTGTGGCTCAGACAAGCTTTGAGAACTCTCAGAACAGCATTGCAGCACTTTGTCAACGCTGGCTTTGCAACTGATGACTTCACCCCACAGAATGGAAAATCAATGAGAACAGCTCTCCACAGTTCCATCAGAAATGCAGTAGCTAATTCATTAAGAGATTTTGACAAATTCGGAATATAGAAAGGTAACAACATGCAAGAAAAAACTTATGTATCAATCATCACAGATCTAGCAAATCAATTGGCTAGTAAATCAATCAATGAAGCTGAGTTCAAGGCACGATTGACTGAATCACAGCAGGAAAAAGGACAGCTCATCAAAGAGCTTGAAATCTATCGCTCTGTTCTGGAATCTGACAAAGATTTGAAGGACCTATTTGAAGAAGTTAAAAATAAGAATGAGGTAAATGCTTAATGAATTATAAAGTACAGTTCAAAGCTTTTGATCCTGTGGCTAATGCCACAAAAGTTTCCATCAAACAAGATTACCCATACCGGGTATTTGAAGAATCTCTTCCAAACAACCGCATGGCAGATGAAGAATCAACCCTTGTGGAAGCCGTTCTAAATCTTGTCCGAATGGAATTGGATCCGTCTGGCGCTATCGTATCCCTCAAGAAAGAGCTTGATAAGTCTGTTGATGCCAATAAGGAAGCCATTCAGAAAATTCAAGAACTCACTCAGGAAAACGAAAAGAAAGATGTCCTAATTCAAAATAACAAAGCACTTGCTGACTGGTCTGTCCTTGTAGCTGTAACTAATCAAGACAATCCACTTGATCCAACTCTTTACAAGCGAGCGCTTGAACTTGTGGAAGCTGCTCAAGTAGGTAAAACCTACAAACAACATGACATCTTCACCCTCGTGGATCCTGATCACACTGAAAAATTCAGTGAAGGAAAACGTGTGCTTGTACAAGTCAACTATGATTTTGTCTATAATGGCGAATCTATCAAAGACTTGAAAGGCCCACTTCTCCAAAATGGGAAACTCGCAATCTACAATTGGGAAGTTCCCAAAGAAGAGAAGCAGAACAATCCATCAGGAGATCTTGAAACTCAACCAGTCACACAACCTGAATCGTAAATTGAGAGGAGTGTGATTGATGTATAAAGAACCAGATGGAATTTTTGGAATCATTGAAGTAGTACGGGATTTTTATGATCATGGGATTGATGAACACATGATTGTGTTCATGTTTATGGCCATTGTTGCTCTAGATATTGTTATAGGAGTATCTAGAGCGTGGGCCTATCACGAATTTTCAAGCAGGAAGTGGAGAAAAGGGCTGGTAAGCCACACAGCTATGATCTTGATTGTAGCCATTGGCTATCCATTCGCTCTGTATATGAATCTTGGAGCTGTAGTTGATGCCTTCATTGTCGCAATGATGGCAGCATACGGTTCCAGTATTCTTGCCAGTCTCTCAGCTTTAGGAGTTGAAATCCCTGGCCTAGATCGTCTTGTGAAACAAAATATTGATCATGAAAAATTTCAATTAAAAGATGGCTTGGAAGAGCCTAGTAAACTCATCAAAAAGGAGAAAAGAAAAAATGAATCAAATCACTGATATTGTAACAAGTAGCGCAATGAGTATTCTTGTAATTTTGGTTGGAATTGTCGTTCAGGCAGTCAAGAAATACCTTCTTACTCGTGGAGGAAAGAAAGCTCTTGAAGTTGCTGAAATTCTTGCAAACAACGCTGTGAATGCTACTGAACAAGTAGCAGGAACATTGGACATCCACGGCAAGGATAAGATGGAACATGCTAAAACTAGCTTGATTGAAGGGCTAGAAGCATATAACATCAATTTGACCAATGACCAATTGAACACATTCATTGAAGCCGCTGTGAAAAAAGCAAATGAACAATGGAAGAAATAATGGAGGTAACACCAATGAAAAATGTGAAGTTATTTCAAGATGAAGTGTTAGGCTATGGTTTTGACATAGATGGAAGTTTTGGGTGGCAGTGCTGGGATGGTTATGCCAAATATTGCTTATGGTTAGGACTTCCATTCACAAACTGTCTGTGGTCAGGATATGTAAAAGATATTTGGGAACAACGCTACAACAATGGTATTTTGGATTATTTTGATGAGGTTGAAAAACTTGAAGGCGGTGAGGTTTCTATTTTCACAGAAAATGAATACACACCAGTTTCTCATGTTGCTATCTTTGTAGAAGATATTGACGGAACACAAGGATGGTTCCTTGGTCAAAACCAAGGTGGAACACCAGGTCCAAATGGTGGGGCAGCCTTTGACCTCATGGTCTTTCCATATAGCGCAATCTATCCAACAGCATTCAGAGCAAAAGGGGAACCATTACCAAAAGAAGAACTCAAAGAAATCGTTACAGAAGTAATGGAAAATCATGAAGTTCCATTTTTCCCAGAAGATGCAACTTTCACAGTTGGAGACGCTCCAATCAATGTGAGACGCTATCCGGATCTTAGTGGGGAGATTGTTGCAACATACCAACCGGGCGAAAAAATCCACTACGACTCAAAAGGATCTAATGCAGGTTATCGCTGGATCTCTTACATCGGAGAATCAGGGAACCGTAACTATATGGCTATTGGCCCAACGGATGAAGCAGGAAATAGAACTGATTTGTGGGGAATGTTAGAATAAGAGGATTTAGATGAGCGGAAAAAATTCAACTAATCTGAAGCAGACAAAAGGTGGGGGAAGTCATCAAACAAGGTGACTCCTCATCCATCTTTGAATATGAATTATTAGACTATGATGGCAACAAATTCAGCTCTCTTGATGGTAAAAACGCTAAGATCAAAATAGCAAATGCAAAAGGAAAGAAGACAATTGAAGCTGTTGTAGAAAATTCTAAAATTAAATTCAAACTTGAAAAAATTCTACCAGCCGGCATCTATCAAGTTGAGGTTGAATGTGATGGTTTCATATTCCCTAGTGATAAAAGCGCTAAAATTGATATAATTCAATCTATTGAAAATTATCAAATAAGTAACATTGTTGAAATTGACAAGGTAAACATACAGGAAGAAATAGCCACTTACATGGCCACACATCAAATTCAACCAACCAACGACAGCCAAATCATCAAGAGAATTGAAGCACTAGAAAACAGACCACAAACACATTCAGGGACGGTTGACCTAACTAATTATTTGACATCAGATCAATCGTATCAAACATTTGTGACCTATAATGTCCTTCAATCTCAGATGACAACCAACATCAAAGAGAAGCATCTGGAACTTGGAATTGATGCCCTGATAGATGAGAAACTAAAAAATGGCGGTGATTCATTCATCACTGGCCATCAAGCAGAAAACATTTTCGCTTCAAAACAAGAGCTTGCAGCTATCGTTTCACGAGTTCAAGCGCTAGAAAATAAAGCATAGTTTTCACCCTCCGAAATGGAGGGTTTTTTCTGTTATAATGGAAAATTTCAGGAATGTCTGTTATAACCTCAAATAATTATTAAAAAATCTTTTCCTATTAAATAACTTTCTTTTATGTCTAAGATGAAAAATAAAACTTGAACTTTCTTGGAAGCTATGCTAAACTAACAATGTGAGCAATGAACTTGTGGAGTTTTAGAAGTCAGTACCTAAAACAGACCCTAAAACCTAAAAACAGCTATATAATTGAGTTTTAGAAACTCCCACCGGCTCCATATTTTTATTCATGGAAGATTACTCAAGAGGCTTAAGAGGCCGTGTTGGAAACGCGGTAGGCGTGTAACAGCGTGCGTGGGTTCGAATCCCATGTCTTCCGTTGTTGAGACATCATTGTGTAGCAGTGGTGTTTTTTTGTACAAAAAAGAGTCCCAAAAATAGACAAGTGAGGGAGGAGAAAAA